ATCTCCTGGTTGCTTGTGCCGTACAGATGGGGCTGTACCTTCTGTTAAAGGTTCTACTGACCCTCACGGAAGACCTATCAATGCGGTGGAAGACTGGCAACAGGGCATGTCCGTAGTAACTTATGAAGAAGGAAATGGAAAATTCAATGTCGAACTCATCCCAATCACCAGAGGAGAGGCAATCTTTAGAGGAAAGTACTACAACGCCGACTAACCCCTTCAACTCTTTTGATGAAGACATTCCTCAAGCATCTCATTTCCCGGTAATAACAGTTGTTCTATCACTAGACGATCCTTCAGAGCCTAATCATGTTGACCTCGGTTCCGTCCCTCCGCAGATAGCCGCCGCAGTATTCAAGTCACTTTCACATCAGCTAGAAAAGCTATCTTGGCCTAGTGTTATCTCGTATGCTGGGCAAACTATCTTTGACCCCGCAAAGCTCATTTCTGACTTTGTAGATGGGGACGATGAGGGCGAAAACCTGGTTTAGTTACCAGATATAATCTTCTGCACCTTTAGGTACGAAATCATAAAAAAAACATTTGTTCCGTATAGTTGAAATCTTTGGTTGACCCCTCACACTGTTACATATTTGTTTCGGTCATAATGAATGTACGAGGTGCTTACCTCGTTGAACATTTATACAATTTATTTAACAATGAGGTAGACCAATTATGTCAGTACAAGATTCCCAATTAACGGGACTCAAGTCTGCTCTACGCGACACATTGGCAGAGAACGATGCAATCGTTGCTCATGCTGATGCCACTCGCGAAGAGGGCGGTCCTGAGATTCAGGTCGAAGCGAAGCACATTGAAGGTTTCCGCTCCAACCTTGCCAAGGCCAGAGAATTGCGTGAGCAAATCGAAGTCCTTGAAGGTCAGAAAGAAATTGCAGACTGGGCTTCTGCATCTTCTCCTGAACCAGAGGTAGTAGCAGAAGCAAAAGCAGTGGCTTCTTCTGTCGGCCAAGCATTCATCGAATCAGATGAATTCAAATCATTGAACGGCGGCGAAAGCGGTCTCACAATGCACACCCCATTCGGTATCAAGGGCGACCTTGGCGGAATGTGGCAACAGAAAGACGTCTACACGACGCTTCCTTCTGGAACCCCTGGACAATTCGGCACGCCACAGCGTGACGCAATGGTCAGCAGGGCACATCGTGCAGTGCGAGTTCGTGATCTTTTCAACGTTCAGCAAACTTCAACCAATTTGGTTGAATATTTCCGGGTAACAGGATTTACCAACAACGCTCAGTCAGTAGGCGAGCGAAGTGGGTCACCTGAAACCTTTACAAGCTATCCACAATCAACTCTAACCATTGCTGGCGAACAGGCTCCAGTACGGACCATCGGTCACTACGAAGTAGCACACCGAAACGTACTAGCCGATGAGCCACAATTGCGTGGAGTTATTGACAACGAGTTGCTATACGGCCTCCGTCTAGTTGAAGATGACCAAATCCTTAATGGAAATGGTTCTGGAAACAACCTGCAAGGTATCATTGGCGCAACCGGCGTTAACTCACAAGCACTTGGATCAGACACCCGAATCGACGCAGTTCGAAAAGGTATCACCAAGATCATGCTTGCGTACTACGAACCAACTGGAATGATTGTTCATCCAAATGACTGGGAAGCAATTGAAACCCAGAAAGATGGAGATAACAACTACATGTTGGCTGTAAACGCTGCTATTGGTGCAGATGCCAGACTATGGCGTCTCCCAGTTGTTGAAACCTCAGCAATCGCTGAAGGTACAGCACTTGTTGGATCATTCGGAATCGGTGCAACTCTATACGACCGTATGGAAGGTAACATCAGAATTTCTGAAAACCACAGTGATTTCTTCGTAAGGAACGCAATTGCGATCCTCGCAGAAGAAAGAATTGCTCTCGCTATCAAGCGACCAGAGTCATTCGCTAAAATCACAGGCATCTAATTGCCAGCTCCTGAATAGGGAACTAAAAGCCTGGGCTTCGGCCCAGGCTTCTTAGTTTTTATGTATCATTAGATTATGGATACATTTAGACAAAATGTCGAAGAAAGAATAAAACATATGGATCTCCGTAAAACAGTAGTTCTTGATAGAGATATTTATGAAGAGAAAGATGGAATGAAAATTCTTTTAGCTCGACGGGGTGAAAGGGTAACTCCTGAGACAGCTAAGAAACACGGTATTATCCCAATTTCCTCTGCTAGTGGCCCTGTCCTTGAGTCAAAAGTTACTGCTATCAAAGCTCAACGTGACCCAATGGTGAAATTGGCTCATAAGTAGTTTGAAGAGAACACCGCTAAAACGCAAAACCCCCCTTAAGCGGGGGAAACGCCTCAATTCTATGAGCGCTAAACGTAAGTCTCAGCTTGCGGAGCGTAAGCGTGTCCGTGAAGAAGTTCATACTAGAGATGGTGGCTGTGTTGCAATTCACTTAGTACCGCAGGTAAAGTGTTGGGGTCCACTTGATGTGGACGAAATAAAGCCGAAAGGAATAGGCGGTGACTGGTTAGATCCAGATAACTGCCAAGTCCTATGTAGGGCGCACCATGACTGGAAACATCAAAACATATTAGAAGCGAAAGAACTAGATCTGTTTCGAGGTACTGAAGCAGAGTAAGACATGAGAGGGCTATATGAAAGACTTGAAAGAATACTACATAAGGATCGCTATGATTTTCCTCGGAGGGGGAATCATTGCCACATTCTTTGCTTTAGAAGATACACCCCAAAAACAAAACGATATGGTTCAGCTAGTAGCAGAGGAAAAAATTGCTGAGCTTGAAGTTTATTGGCCACCAGAAGTCACGGCTATTCCTATGCCTGACGAAATTGATATATCCCTTTATCAAGAACCTGTAACAACCCTGGAACCCGTTACGGTTCGTGCTGGTGGCCAATATATTTTCCCGACACCGCATACTCCTGAAATGAATTGGGATGAATTTATGCTTTCCATACTGACCGCTGATTATACGTTTGGAGAGGTTAGCGAGAATGTTCGGATGTTACAGTTTTTCGTAGGCTCTAACCAAGATGGGGTTTATGGTCCTGCTACTTACAATGCCCATAACAAAGCCTTGTACCCTTTCTTCGGCACTTTAGAATCAGGAAATTATTTACCAACATGGATTTCGGGTGGAGTGACATTTGTTGAAGACGTTGAGAGGTGGAGGTCAATTTCTTTAGATGCTCTTTCCCTGTATGGTCAAGAACATCAGATCGACCGTTTTCTGAGGGTTATGCAATGCGAGAGCCGAGGATTACCTGACGCATTTAATGAGTCAAGTGGCGCTTCTGGTTTGATGCAGCATCTAGCAAATTACTGGCCGTGGAGAGCGAAAATGGCTGGATTTGAAGGTGTTAGCCCATTTGATGCGACTGCGAACATTTATACAAGTGCCTGGCTTCTATTTGAACATTCTGCTGGTGGCTGGCAACATTGGGAATGTAAATAAGAATAATAGTGATTATTATTAATAATTGTTAGGTATCCTTAACACACCCTGTTTTTAGGCTTTATTATTGTTATATGGCATTTTCGGGGAACTCCTCTCCGCACCGTATCGAAAGAAACGGTTGGGATGAGGGAGATAGTTTAATTAATCTTAAACGCCCTGCGTATCAAGAAAACGCAGCGTGTAAGGATATTCCTAACCCAGAAATATTTTATCCTTCTCCTGGTGATACGGAATCATTGAAAGCAGCTAAGGGAATGTGTTCAGAATGTTCCGTCCTGAATGAATGTTTAGCCTATGCTTTAGATAATAATGAACGCTTTGGTATTTGGGGAGGTAAGAGTACTCGCGAGCGTTTGCTTATTTTGCGAGCAAAGAGGATGCTGGAACTAGGGGAAGCCTAATAGAAAAATACCTCAGGAAAGCGTAGTGTATAGATATGGCCATAATTACTTATCAGGACTTACAGACTTACATGAATAAGACGTTCACTACTGGTGAGCAAGCTGCAGCTAATTCTATGATAGGTGCTTTAGAAAGGGAACTAGAGGGAATACTCAATAGGTCTCTTTCTGGAAAGACCATTACTGAAGAAGCACACCTGCTGAATAGAAATCAAAAGCAGATATTCCTTAAAGAGTGGCCAGTCAATTCGGTTACTGCTTTGAAGATAGGTGATCTTGGTTCAGAGGTAACACAAACTCTCACAGATTTCGATATACATACTTGGGGGATAGATGGAATTTTCGCTACGACTCAAGGCACTAGCGCTCTTGTAACTTACACAGCTGGCATGTCTTCTACAGAACAGAATCAATTAGAGGGAATTATGCTTCGTGTTTGTGCGAGAGAGATGGCGCAAGTTCTAGCTGATGCCCTTGGGCTTGAACGCTTGCGAGCTGAAGGTGTTGATATGACATTCGCTAACGCAGGTAAGTCAGGTTTCTTTACTAAAGAAGATTTACAATGGGTAAGGAGATATAGGAGAAGGGGCGTCTACTAATGATGGGGGCTAATAAAACCCTGACCATCCGAAGTAGAACGCCATCAGTAGATACCGAGGGTCAGGTTTCTTATTCCAATAGTGACACTTCGGTCCGTGGTCGTTTCGAGATGACAGGATCAGAAAGGTCTGAGCTTACCCGTGGCCCTGATGGGATGCGGTCTGCTATTCCTGAAGCTGTAGCTTGGGTTCCGATTGGGACCACAATTACTGATGCAGATCAGATTGTAGTTTCCGGGTATGACACTTTTCTTAATGGGACTTGGGAGATCCAAGCCATACAGTACACTCCGAATCATTACAGAGTGTTCGTTACGGGAGCGTTGACATAATGGGATTGAAACCTGGGAGTACAGCGTACATCGTATCTAATCAGGCGAGTTCGCCTCAAACTTTAGGTATGGCAGTTGCGGCTAATGCTATGAGAATATTTCACGGAGGAGGTAGGGCGCTTCCTGTTGCGGGCGGGAAGATAGGTGCGAGTTATGTCAAATATGTTAGAGATAATTATACGAATAAGAAGTATCCGCCTGCTTCTATTCCTGGGCGAACACCTGCAGAACGTAGCGGAACTTTAGCTAATAGCGTTGGTTTTACTGTTGGTAAGATGCCTGGACGAGGCGCTGGCGGGAGATTTATTGGACAATCGACAGCAGGGTCTTTGCCTGTGAGGATAAGGGTCTTTGCTGATACGCCTTATGCTAGAAGGTTGGAATTTGGGGATCATGGTAATAAGAAGAAGGGCCGTATAGATGCTCGACCTCTTTGGAGGCCTCTTGCTATGCGTCCAGAAGTAGGCACTATGATTCAGAGATTTACAATTAAAGCATTTTTACTTGGGGAGCATTTTGAAGCGAAGAAACTTATGTCTGGTAACTTTGGTGCGATGAGTTGGGGTTCTGGTAGAAACTTTACCGCAAAGGGTTTGAGGAAGTGGAGATAAATGGCAAGTATAGCTTCGGCAGTTAGAACAAAAATAACGGCAGCTAACATAACAAATGTTACGACTAAGGTTTATAGAGATGTGGCACCTGATTCGGTGGCGCTACCATTTGTTACTTTCATGTCTGACTTAGCTAGGACACCTGAATTAGAAGGTGATGGTGTGGTTAAGGCTAGGAAACAAATGATGCAAATTGATTTATGGCAACAGCTAACATCAGAAAATATTGCAATAGTGGAAGCATTACTAGCGGCTGTAGACGGTGCTGCCCTCACGGGTGTAGATAAGACCGTCTTCAAATGCAAGGTTGCTGATATTCAAAGGCTGGTAGATTTAGATGATAATATTTGCCATCATGCTTTAACAGTAGAGGTGATACACACCTAATGGCTTTTACAACTATTACCGTAACTGGATCATATACGAAAGCAGATGGCACTACTGCTGCGTCAGGAAACGTTACGTTCTTGGCTACAAACCCGATGACTGATTCATCGAATAACGCCATCGTTTCTCCAACGTTGGTGACAGGGACGTTGAATAATGCTGGCACTTTCAGTGTAAGCCTTACGGCTACGAACGATTCAACTACATCACCATCAGGCACTACTTATGAGGTGACTGAAAATATTGACGAGGCTGGTCAAGTCAAATACAACATTTCAGTTCCCTATAACTCTGCTAGCAGCACTCTTAATTTAGCAGATGTTACACCAGCGACTACACCTGTAACTTCTTACAATTACGCTACGCAAGAGTATGTAGCAGGAGTTGTTGCAGACCAACAAGCCTTCACATTCGATCAACAATCGCCAGCAGCCACATGGTCCATAACTCATAACCTTGGCTTTAAGCCAAGTGTTTTCGTCGTCGATACTTCAGATACTGTCTGTTTCGGCGATATTGAATATACAAGCAACAACGCCTTAACAGTGACCTTCGCACAATCGTTCGCTGGAAAGGCCTATCTTTCATAGTAGGGAAAGTTTTTTTTTACGGAGCCATAAATGCCAAAATATCTAGTAAATTTAGATCTAAACCAGAATCAATTAGTAAAAGCCCGTGTAGAAAACTTGGGTTCTGCGCCTGGTAGTCCAGTCGCTGGACAGATTTATTACAACACGTCAAGCAACTCGCTTCAGTACTATAACGGTTCCTCATGGGTAGTTATCGCAGATGGCGATATTAATGGTGTTACCGCTGGAACTGGTTTAAGCGGAGGCGGTACCTCAGGTACAGTAACTCTTAATGTTTCTGGCCTAACTGTTTCTGAAATAGCCGCTGGATCGATACTGGTAGCAGGCGAAACATTTGCTGATAATGACACCAGCCTTATGACGGCTGCTGCCATCAATGACAGAATAGAATCTTTTGGTTACACAACCAATGTTGGTGACATCACAGCAGTTGTTGCAGGAACAGGATTGGCTGATGGCGGTACCAGTGGAAGCGTAACCCTAAATGTTTCAGGGATTACAGTTTCTGAAATCGCAGC